GTCCTAGCTACTGAATTGACCTTAGCTTTAACTGAACCTGTTGTTTCATAAGACCAGTTTATATTATTTGTAACTTGATTAGCAGCTGAAGCTGTTATTTTCGTTGAAGTAGTTGNCATTTATTTAAATTGTAATAGTTGTTTAAGTTCTTTTTCTTTGGTGTTACCCAATCCAATTGCATGAGAAACATCCCCTTTCTTAAGACTATCTTCAACAATCTTCTGTGCTTGGATCTTAGTAGCTAGACCAGGATTAGCTGCAAAGTATTTAGCTTGAGCTTTAGCTTGAGCATCTTTAAGTATAGTATCAAGATATTTATAAACTGGTAACTTATGCATTTCAAGTTGTAGTTGTTCCCATTTCATACCACCAGCTCTGAATGTTCGTATCTTCTCAATCTGTTCATTGAAATCTTTATTATACATCAATGCAGATTCAGGTCTAATCACTTTACCATTAGGTAGTTTACCACCTGCAATATGTACCCACAACTGTTCTTCTCCAACTAACTTAACGATCTGCTCCCTTTCTTCTCCACTATATGAATGGACACCATCAGGATCTCTCCTCAACATTTGACCACCTTGCCAACCAGATTGCATCAACCATTTACGCCAATCCTCTTGAGCTTCACTGATTTTAATAGGACTCAATGCATTAAACATCTTAAGCATTGGTGCGTCTACATCATTAATAGGTTTACCTGTCCAATAATCCACATGATCAGGTAGCATTTGTTTCATACCAGGTAGTGTATTCATTAAGTAACCTTTAAAGTCACCATAAATATCCTTATGTGTATCATCTAAATTAGCTAATACACCTAGTGCTCCAGACATTGGTATTGCTTTCCTTGCCTCTTGTGCAAAGAATCTATTGAGTGCATACTCATCACCTTTAGCTAGTTGGAATAATGGTTCTAATCCTCTCATTCCAGCCTTATCACCGAATGCTTCAAGGAAAGAGAACCCTAATTTACGAGTCCAATCTTCAGTCATACTAGAACTCATACTATTACCATAATATGCCATGTCTCCTACCATTGCTAACAATGGATCTAAACCTGGAATACCTTCATATGATACCCAACTACCTAGAACTTTAATAGTTTTAGGTTTCCAATCAGGATGATTAGTCCTTAACCTTCTCATTGCTGCTGGATTATGATCACCATGTCCTCTAATATTACCCGCCAGAGCGTATTGCATGGACCCCATGATAAGAGCACTACCCATAACCATACGTCCCATATATTCGTTCTTTAGATTCCTATGCATCAACCTACCCATTGCTGGATCTTGTGCAAATGTAGTAATACCAACAGAAGCTAAGGCTTCAGATATCTGTTCATCAGTTTTAGCTGTTAGAACCCTACCATATTTACCGAAACCCATTAAACTTAATGGTGTATAAGACATGGCTTGCTTAATAGCATTGATACCAGTCTTAGGAAACATTAGAAATGGTGTTAGTGCTGGTATTTTACTAGTTAATGCAGTTAAACCAGAAGCTACATCATCATCAGCATTCAATGCAATCTCTGATGTAGTATACTTTACATACTCATCTTTAATTACATCATTCTTATCAAAAATATTAGCATAATGTATGTCTTCTGCAACTTGTAAAGTCTTAGGATTATAATCACCTAACTTAGTGAACGTCTCATCCCATGCTTTAAATCTAGATGCAATGGTTGCTTGATTAATTCCAGTTGCAGCGTCAATACCTAACATAGCATTGATACCCCATCTTGGTAAAGCATGCATTGAAAGTCCTTGATTGAACTTCATCCAACTATACATGATCTGTTTACCTGTATTACCTTCTTCTCTATATCTTTCAATAGCAGAATCTAAGATATCCCATCTATCTGGATCACCAAATTGATAGTCTGTCCTTAATCTATCCATGAATTTAACAGGATCATCTGATGCTTGTTTAAATACATCTATTCCAGTTTGTAATGCACGTTGTTGAGTAGACCATACTGCACCATAAGCATAGAGACCACGTTTAATTGGTTCTATACTCTTCATTGTAACAGCTTCAATACCAGCTCCTATCATACCATTGATAGGTTGCAAGATAGTAGAGCTTACATTACCTTTAAATGCATTCAATGCAGCCTTACCTGACAATACATTGTTATATATTACTGATTTGATACCATCAGTGAACATATTAAGGTCTTTATCCTTGCTATATAGCATCCCCATAGGGCTCATTTGCTGCTCTACCCAAGCATTTAACTTAGCTACAGAGTCGATTTCTCCATTACTCCAGTCATATGCTTTAGTTATAGCTCTAGCAAATGGTAAATCACCTTCTTGCTTAAGCTTCTCGAACATAGCCCTATAATTTTGTGCCCTAATTTTTCGCTCCTGAATTCCAGCTTCCATTGTCTGTTTCATTTCAACAGCCATTGTAGCTTGTTTATCAGGTGCTGCACTCTGAAATTTCTCCCACCATTTTTTATTGTTACCTGACCATCCCCATACATATTTAGAGATACCATATTCTTGCATTAAGAATTGTACCTTATCTAATACTAAATTATCAATACGATTAGGATCAACAACACCTTCAAACATATCACCAGCTCTAGCAATATCAGATACTTCAGATGATAATGTTTTAATAGCTCTTGCAGATTGTAGATTAACCTCTTGTGATAAATATTTATCAGTTAGATCTCTCAATGCAAATGCCATAGCTCTGGTTTGAGAATCCTCTTCTAATGCTCTAGCAGCTTGTCTACTACCTACACTTAATTTAGAGATTTCATCTAGATCTAATTTAGTAAGAAGTAATTCATTGATCTCTTCTGGATCTCTTGAATCCATGATCTGTCTATATAAATCCTGTGAAGCAGAATCCATCTTAGCTTTATCAAATTCATTACCATCAATAACAGCTTTGAAATTACCTGTCATCTCATCACTAGCATTTAGATCAGCAATCACTTCTCTTGAATCTTCAGTGAAACCTTTTCTCATCATAGGTTCACTAATAATAGGAGCAGGACTACCTTTACTTGTACCACTTTGAATAGAAGTGATATCTGCTTTATTTCTAGCTATATTACCTTTAGGTATACTTTGTCTAGCAGTAGATGCTTCAGGTACTAATTCAGAAGATACATCTGGATCAAATTTAAACTCTCCAGTTTCTGCACTTTCATTTATCTTAGCTGCAGCTGAATCATCAATTTGCCATTGTCTAGTCTTAGATTGTTGTTCAACATAAGCTTCTAATGGATCACTAGTTACACTAGATTTACCAGTCTCAACATATTCATTAATAAGACTTACTTCTTTTTCACCAGCTGCTTTTCTAGCTTGACCTAAACGATCCATTTGAGATGTAACAGCATTCAATTCATTAGGTGTAAGAGCATTTAATGTTTGTAATCTAGCTGTAGCTGGACCCATCATATCAATTCTAGTATTGATATCAGTAGTAACTTTATCTAATCTAGCTACTTCTGCTAATGTTTCAGGATCCATATTCATCTTGATTTGTGAATCCTTATATACAGCAGCAGCTTTATTCTCTGGTTTAAACCATTGCATAGGTGGTCTCATTGCACCTTTCAATACATAACCTAGAGCATCACCAATGATACTAAGACCAGCTGATTCTAATGTATTTTTTTGTGTTCTAACTTCTGGGCTATCATCATCCATGGTCCTCATTGCATCAGGTATATTCATACCTAATGGATTACCCATGTCATCTAACCATTTACCAATACCTGTTGCTAAGGTTTCATCTCTTTCAGATAAGTCAGCATTATATGTTACTGCAACATCAGCTGCTGTTGTAACACCTAATGCCGCCACACCTTTAGCAATAGCACTACCACCTGTTACCCTAGCCGCTGCTGCCCCTGCAGCCGGTCCTAAAGTCATCGCAGCTGCCGCAGTAGGTACGATGACAGACATAGCCTCTCTAGCCTTCTGTAGGTTAGGATTACGCTTAAACTTAGTTGCCTCATCATACCAATCATCGATACTCTCTCCACCAGGTGCATTACCTATTAGATCCATACCGAAATCAACCATACCTAAGGCAGCAGCAGATCCAGCATAACCAATACGATCACTAGTTTGCTGGACACTTCTACCTACTTCAGCTTCAGCTGCTGCTTTCTGAGCTTCCTTTTTATAAAATGGTTTCCCATTGATATACTCGATGTTTGGATCATCAGCATATTCTGCACCTTCAGGCGGCTGCTCTTCCTCAGGATCAGGAACAGAAGGATTCATTGCTTCAGTTTGTGCTTCCTCTTCTTTACCATATGTTTCAGGATCATATGCATCGAAAGTACCCTGTTGTTGGTTCTCTACTTGTTCTCTAATTTGCCTGAGCTTTTCTTCTTCATTATTAGGATCATTAACAGCAGCTCCTAATGGTGTACTTGTCATGCCTTTGCTTCCATTGTAAATGTTCTTCCATCAGGGAAAGCTACTACATTCATAGGAGGTCTCCCTGGTATTTGATTGATAATTTCAGCACCTCCTTTTAGACTCATGTCTTTATTAACCCATTCATCTAGTGATCCAAAATTATATAGTGGTTCTAATTCTGTACCTTCAGGAGGTTCTATTACTTGATTATCATTGATTGGTTCTGCTTGATAGTCTTCTTCATTCATTGTTTATTTACCTGAACTATTTTTAATCATTTCAGCTACTTTCATAAGATCTGAATTACTTGCTTGGAATCCAATACCATTCACATGTAGTGATATATGATCGAATACTTCATTAAGATTAGCACCACCTAAACTTCTACCTGAAGCCCCTTGTAGTCCTAAGACAGTACCAGCTGGTACAATTGAACCTGGCTTCATATCAGCTAATGGTGATCGACCATCTAAATGACCCATCACTACTTCAAATTTTCTACCACCCATTTCAACTTCAATAGCCATATAGTTGCCGTGTCCTTGTCCATTCGGACCTAATCTACCAGTAGTTCCATCAACACCGAATGCTGGGTTACCATCTGTACCGTTTGCAAGTATCTTTACACTAGTAGGTAGTATGATCGCTCGTCCTCTACCTCCGCCTGCTGGTCCTAAAGCCATATTTAAACCAGTTTGTTCGCCGTCACGATCACCTGGAGACCCAATCCATGCACTGTTATCTGGTTGCAATTCTAGACCTGATGCAACTTGATCCATTGAATTAGGTTCAGTTGTTTTAGCAGCTCCTCTATTAGGACCAAATGGACGTTGACTCTGTATAATAGCTCTACTGTTTCTACTCATGAATGTAGGATTCTGAGCAATAGGTACGTTCTGTTGTACTTGAGCATCCAAATTTATTTGTTGGAATTTTAAGTGGTTCTCAACATAAGTCTTCTGAGCACCATCAGGTAGTCTATCTAAAGCTTCTCTATAGGTTGTTACACCTGATAAGTTAAGTTCATCTATAGATTTCTGTATGGTTTCAGCAGGTGATCCGGCTCCAGCAATTGGTATTGTATAACCATTGCTATCATAACTATACATACCTACAAATAGTTCAGGTACTCCACTTCCTAATTTAATAGCAATATCACTTACAGCATTACTACCTGCTCTTTTACCCAAAGGTATCTTAGCTGGTAATGCATTAGGACTCGCAGCTACTGCTACATTAGCATAAGTTGCTCCTCTCCAATTCTCTAGAAATGTTGCAAATTCTTTTTGATCAGTATCTGGTATCAAATTTTCCTTCCATTGAGTGATTTTAGATTGTTCTTTTAAACCAGCTCTTGTTAGCTGTTTATTAAGTATTTCAATTTTATCTACACCAGTTTCTTCTGCAACCTTCTGTATGAAATATGGTACATGAAATGATTTACCTTCTCTAATATTATTAGCAATAGTCTGTAGTTCTACATCAGAAGCTAAACTCTCAGTATTGATTAAATTAATATCTTGTCTTACCTTTTCAATTAGAGCAGCTCCACCACCAGGTCCAATACCAGAAGGAGTGCTAGCTCCACCACCAATCATAAAATGTGGAAAGTAGGCTTGTCCTCTACCATATTTCTGTTGCTTAGCAAGGTCTTCTTCTACATAGAACATACCTTGTTTCTTTTGAATTTCAGCTATTACATCATTCTTAGCTTTTAATCTAGCTTCACCTGGAGATAATTTTGGATCATTTTTATAGACTTCAAATCTCCTTATATACATATCCTTAGCAGCTTCCTCAGCTCCAATAAATGTATAATTAGTTGATGTATCTAATCTACCCTTATCACCAAAAGATCTGATTAATGTATTGAAAGATTTGATATCAGATTTACCACCACCACTACCATCAGCACCAGATCCATATTGTTTTAAATCATTAAGAAATTTCTTCTGTTGATCAACAGGTAGACCTGATTCTTCTATATCTCTTACTGTAAGACTACCTTCACCAAGTTGTATATTAAGATTATATACAGCTGTTTCTTGATTAATCTTACCAGGTCTAGATGATCTAAATAAATTACCTAGTTGATTACGATATCTATTTAAATCAACACCACTACTCTGTTGTAAATCTAACAACTCTCTTGAAGTTTTATCATATTGATCTCTACTGAAATTACCATCAGCACTACCAGCTTGATAAGCACCTTGAACTAATTCTTGTGCTTGTTGGAGAGTCTTATTATCTTTAGTTTTATTTTGATTTTTCCTTGCTTCTACAGCCTCTTGGTACAATGCTTGGTATTGAAATTCTTCACCCCATGCATCCTTAAGAGACATCTCCCTTCCACCGATATCAATCATCTGATTATCCATCAGTTTATGGAAGTAAATTACTGGGTCATCAACTAACCCTTCCTTAAACATTGATTCAAGGTGACCATATAAGAAGGTCTTAGCTGACCCACGATTACCTTGAGTAGCCATCCATGATTCAACTATATTAGAACCTGGTTCCTGTAATTTATAATGTAGTAGTTTTGCTTTATCTACTTCTCTTTGTTGTGAAGCAAGCCGATTATATGTAGCGTATCTTGATTGATAGACACGCTCCATTTTCTCATTAAAACCCTTCCTACCATTCTCTCGTATAAATACATCACTAAGACCAGATTTCTTATACTTCTCAGCTAATGCTGTATAAAAGAAACTATCGATAGCCCTAGCCATCCTCCAGTCACCTTTATCTATCTCTTGTCTTATTGTTGTAGTTCTATTAACTCCAGTATATCCTACAATATTTTTAGTTGATATCTCAGCATCTAGACCTTCAGTCTGTAACCAATTAGCTAGCTGTGAATACTGGGTTTTCAGCATCCCTCGCTTCTGATAAACTGATAGATCTACTCCCCAATTCTTTGCCACTTCAGCAGGTGCAACACCCATCTCTAACTGAGAGTCTGCTTGTAGATTCCTCTCAGCATCAATGTATTCCTTCTTAGCTAAACTAAAGTCATATTCTCTCTTCTCATCAGCTTGTTTATTAAGTCTATTAAATTCATCATAAGAATCTTGCATAGGGTAATCTGTACCCTTTGCAATCTCTTCTCTTTCATACTCTTTCTGTCTAGAATTAATAATCCTATATGCTTCATTACCAGCAGCAGTAGATAACTGTCCTATAGATTTAAAGAAAGCTGCATCTCTTTCTCCTTCAATCTTTGCATTAGTTATCTGTTGATTATAATTCTTTGTTATCTGCTCTTGCTGTAGATCGGCTTGTTCAGTTTCAAACTTATATACTTCTGATCTATTATCTTGTTCAGCTCTGAACTTAGCATCCATCACAGCTAGGTAGCTCTGTTGTCTACCTATCATTTGCTGTGCTTGATTCTCTAACTGTTTTACCTTCTCTTCACCAGCTCTTAGAGCGGATTTAGATTTAGTATTACCACCTGCACTAGGTGGATTGAATTGACCTTTCTTCGATTTAGATTGATACTGTGTCATTATTTAATAATATTACCCCAATTGATACCAGCAATACTACTACCAATAGCTTGCATCATATTACTTGTATTAGCAGCACCCTTAATAGGCTTAGGAGCCTTCAGAGGCTTCTCTGGTAGCACATAACTAGTCCTTGGATAAGTAAATGGTTGTGGGATCTCAGGACCAATGTTAGGCTTAGGTAGACGCATAGCATCAGCTTTCAGATCACTCGATAACTTACCAATCTTAAGTTTCTTCTGATCGAACTTGTTCTGTTGAACAGCAGAGTTAAGATTCTCTTCTCGTACTTTCTTATCAAGCTTCTCATTTTGTTTGGCAATCTTGACAGTACGTCTAGCATCTGACTTAGCAATACCCATGTTCTCTTTAGCATCAAGCTTCTGATTATCAAATGCTTCCTTCTGAGCATTGAATTTATTAGCATTAACTTCCATCTTATTATCATTTCTAAGAATAGCATAACCCATTGCATTAAGACTCTTGTCTAAATTCTTTTGGATCAATGCCATTTTATTAGCATTAGATGCAGTTTTTCTATCAGCATCGATTGCTGATTGTTCAGATCTAGCATTGATATCATTGATAGTTAGGTTATAATTATCATTGAATGTATCAATATCATCATTAGCTTTAGCATCTGTATATTCTTTCTGACTACCAAGCTTATTTTTTAGCCTTCTAGTCTGCCCTTTAGATTGAGATACTGTATTAACTAGTTTATCCTTAGCATGTTGAAATGTACTCTCAGCTGCTGCAATAGAAGTATCTCTCCTTTCCTTAGAAATCTTATCTAATTTATCCTGTTGATAAGTTTTATCATCTTCAAGTTGATCAGTCTTTGATTTAGTACTATCATCTGCATATTTATCTTCCTTAGTTTTTAATTTAGACTTCTCATTATATTTATCCTTAGCATTATCCCTCTTAAGTTTTTCAGCTGTCTTCTGATTACTTAATTTATCAGTAGAAAAAGCTTGCTTAGTTCTTTCAAAGTCTTGAAGATGATTAGTTTCTTTAGTACCACGTAAGATGGAATCATCTAATCTAGCTGATTGTCTTCCCATCTCAGCTACTACACTTTGTCTAGCAGCAGCTGCACTCATACCAGCTCTACCACTTGCAGCAGCAGCACCAGTAGCTTGTAATTTTTTAACCCAAGTATCCTCTTTCTCGAAATTCTTACCAGCAATAAATTTATCTAATTTATTCTGTAGATCTTTGATATTTGAATCACCAGTATCTTGTGCAAGATCATTCTCTAAATCATTCATCAAATCTTGATTGACTGATTGATCTACAGTATAATCTTTCTCAAGTTCATTCTGTTTTAATTCACTAGTCAACCTATCTTTAGTTATATCCCTAGCTGCATTCTCTTGTTCTATTTGATTATCAGATTTATTCTTATTATATACTGTATCTAATACATCAGATTGATAATTAGTTTTCGCCGAATCAACTGATTGATTCCTTGTATCTTTTGCTAGAACTTTATCAATACCAGCATTATCTTTAACGAAATCATGTTGATAACCAGCTAATTCTGACTCATAATCAAACATTGCCTGTTCTTGATCTCTATCTAGATTCTTTCTATCAATCTTATTTGATAGATCATGGAATGCTTGTGCTTGTTCATTAAGGAAACCAGCTTGTGCTGCTTCTTCATCAGCCTTTATATAAGCATCTGATTCACCATATTGATCAATCTCAAGTTGTCTTGCCTCCTTCTCATATTCCCCCTGATCTTCCAATTCTCTATTAGCAAGATTCAGATTAGTTTTCTCAGCTTTATACTCTCTTTTTGCATCCTTCTGTGCTAGATTAGTATCCCTTACAGTTTGACCGTATTTAGTTTCGGCTGCACCATATAGATCTTCTGCTTTATCCATGGTCTGAGCTAAAGCTAAGGAAGCTTTCTCATCAGCAAAATACTTTTCAGTCTTCTGATCTTCTAACCATTGATCTTGTTGAGCAGTAGCATTATTATATGACTTTTCATTTATTCTTTCTTGATTCTTAGCTTCCTTTTCAGCAGCTTTATATTCATCCTTCTTAGCATCATAAGATGCTTGACGGATGGACATTTGCTGTTCCCAATTCTGCTTCTCAGTTTCTTCTCTAAATTTTAATTCAGCTTCATTATTAGCTTTCTGATTATTGATCTTGGATTTTTCATAATTCCATTGATCTTTAGCTTTAGCATTCTCATATTTCCATTGATCCTTATCTCTTTCATATTGGATCTTAACTTGTTCTTTAGATGCTTTATCTGCTGCTGCGCCACCGGCTGCAGACGCACCTATCCCAATGAGGGCAGAGATACCGCTTACTATAGCTGCTGCCATTACTTAACTCCTTGCATAGAATCTTGGTGAATAAATACCTTCCCAAGCCATTGAGTTAATGGATACTGGTAGAGGTGTTTCTGAGAAAACTGATAAAAAGAAGTTATCATTTTTCTGATGTATCGGTACTGTAAACATACGTTTCTCTGTAGTTTGTCCTCCTAAGGCTGCACTATCAATTTGATATTGATCAGCAACTGGTACTTCATAAATAGTATATACTTCATTCTTCAGTACAAAAGTAATGTTAGATTTATCAGCAGGAGCACTAGTAAATACTACATCTCTTGTCACCGCTATTGTATAATCAACATTAAATACCTTTGTAACTCCATCTACTGCTACTTTAATTCTAGATACATCACTAGGTATAGAAGAAGAAGCATCTTGAAAGTTAAATGTAATAGGAAAAGTAGTTTTTGAACCATCTCCTGTATGTACATTCTGTTGCTGTCCTCTACTATGAACTTTAAATCCACAGGATCCAGTTCTTCCTACATTAAATTTACACCTAGATACAGTTAATTGTGCTGTAGTATCTACAATACCTTCACCTAAAGTGAAGTAAATCTTAGGTAATTTAATGTCCATTGCAAATTTATAACCTATTCTAGCTCTAGATAAGTTAGTTCTAATGTAACCACCAGGATCTGATACCTCAATATAAGTAGAAGTAACAGTTTTTGCGTCTCTAATAAGACCAGAATTATGAGTTGATGGGTTCCCATCATCCACCATTATAAGTGTAGGTGTCTCATCTGTTAAATAATTAGTGAATGGAAAGTTAATTCTAGATAAATATTCATTAGTAGTTGACTGAGCCGCTACAGTCGGTGTAAAGAACATATCAATATGTGGATTAGCTTTGATACCACCTTCAGTAGAGATTGTATTAATGCTAGATCTAGTCATACGTGCTGTCAACATAACATAATAACCAGTACCACTGGGATTAGGTATCTCAATTACAGCATATAATTGATCTCTCCATATATCTAAATGTTTAATAGTACCAGGTGTATCCCATATATACCATGCTCTTATTTGATCTTGATCCCCCGGATCATAAGTACTATATAAAAATATCTCAGATGAATCAGTAGCATACATAGCCACCCTTTCACTTTGAGAGTTAGTTACCAATCTATTAATATTAGATGGTAATAGTTCTTGTACAGTCTTAGAGAAATCTCTAACAAGTGAGTTCTCTTGATAACCTTGAGTTGTAACAGCTACAGCTCTAGCATAAGATAGTGTTTTATTAATAAAAATAACATCAGAACCCATAGCTTCTGGCATTATATCTTCATCTATCTCTACAGCTGATAAACTTCTAACCCTATAAGTAAGTGGAGATAGTACACCACTATCAGAGTATAACACATATATATTATTAGTACTGAATAGAAGTAAACCATTAGCTTGTGGTAAGCAATGAGTTAGATGAGCAGGTTTTGTAGATGATGTTTTAATATCCATCTGATCACCATCAGTATATACCAATGCTGATTTCCTAAAGAAATTATATCTCTCATTAATACCTGCTCTAGACATGATTAAATTATCTTCAGATAGAACACCAAATCTATTTTGATAATTAAAAGATGCATTCAATTTTTTACCAACAAATGATGGCATAGGATTAGTTGTGTCATCACCTGCAGCTCTTGCAGTCCATGTTATAGGACCAAATGTAGCTGCACTGTCAGTTATAACTAATTCATGTGGCATTGTAGAAGCAGTCAAACCAGCTGAAATATCAGGTGCTCTAACTTCTTCCCATGCTGAACCAGTCCACTTCAAATAATAATCATCTTTATCTCCATCACTATTAAGTATTCTATATATAGCATTAGTAGCTGGAGAAGTTACGTTTTGTATGAGACTAGCATAGGTAGATTGAGTACCAGCGATATTAGTTTCTGAAGTATCAGCTGCTATTGCAGTGACTACTTTTCTTTTATTTGTTATAATTACAGAAGTTTCATCTGATAAAGCATGATAATCATTCACTGGTGTTTGATTAGTAGCAGTATCTGCCAACACATTTAGATAGCCAGCACTGTTATCTGTAATTGTAACTGCTGTACCTGCCTCAACATCCCATAAATAAATAGCACCATTAGCAGAAGGGCTAGATGTAGCAGGAGTAATACACCCGAAATAAGGTTTCCTATTACCATTAGAAGTTTTTCTATAAATAGTAAACCAGAATGAATTATTAAAAGTAGGTGTTGCAATAGTTGCATTACTTGTATTTTCAAAAGTAAATTCATATCCAAAACCAGGTCGCTTAGATAATCCAAAAGTAGGATCAGGGTAAGCATTTCTACAGTCAGTTACCTGACCTTGTAGAATTTGATCATCTGATTGTTTAGATATACCACCTAAGTAATTTGATATACGTTGTGTTACTGCTGCCATTTAGGATCTTCTCAATGCTTGATAAGGTTGATAACTAGTGTAGAAGTTTCCTTCTTCTTCATAGCCGAAGATGGAATGGCTATATTGTTGGGTGTCAAATTCTAATGCATATGTTTTACAGAAATCCTCTTGCTGTTGTAGTCCTCCTATAACTGCAGGATCTCCTACTGTACGTGTTGCAAATAGTTTACATGCTCTAGCATTAACATACATTTGTATAGGTTTTGGTAGTTCTACCCATTCAAATTTCCAAAGCACAGTACAATACATAGCTTCTTTCCAGATGAATGTATGATTAACCATGTCATAAAGATATAGATCATTAGTATCTAACGCTACATCCTTTCTGATCACAGCTCTAAAGTTTATATTATTAGCTATACGTTCTCCTAGAGATACTTGTAACATATTAGTAGGTACAAGGATTCTACCAGTGTCATCTAGTGACATCAATACATGATATTCTTTATTGAATGACCAGCCTTCAGCTTGGATTTCATCAGAACATTGTGTAAGAGTTTTCTTAGCAATGTCAATATCTGGGTTAGGGTCCGATAAATCTTGAACAGGAGCCTGCCCAACACTCATCAGCATTTGATTAATTGGTTGTAGTAGTGGATCTGCTGCTGTTCCTGAAGAAGTCATAATAGAATAACGATAGTGTTATGTGTATAGTAAAGAAAAGGGAGCCGAAGCCCCCTTAGTGAATAATTTAAGCTGCAGTTACAGTGACCCGTGAGCCAGGGAAACCGTCAATCTCAACTACAGTGCTGCTGTCATAACCTTCTCCTGGATTAACAATATTAAAATTATCACCAGTTACAGCACCAAGACTGGCTACAACATTACCATCGCCAAAGGCAGGTAGTGTACCAGAGCTTGTTGTTGCGAAACGAATAATCAAACCAGCACCTTCTTTACCAGTTGTAACTGTAGTAGTGGTAGCAGTTACAAGAGCTGAGTTACCGAAAGTACCTGTAGCATTAGTAGCTGGATTAGCCAAATCAGTTACATCATGATTAACAAGTGTCTGATTCTGTTTAAGTAGTGTGTTAGTCTTACCTCCATTCATACTAGAAAAGTTATAAGAGTCACCACTACCTGTTGCTAGCGCACTAGGTACACTAGAACCGAGTGAGTATACAGTAGATGCTGCTACAGCACTACCATACCCTTTCTGTGTTTTGGCTACTGAATAGCCTTTAATTGTTGCCATTTATTTAAACCTCTGTTGTAATTTCAAGGACACCACCAGTACCACCAGCAACCGAGATCCAATCACCAGATCTATAATTACCAGTAGCACCAGTAGCAACTGTAGCTGTTGCCAAACCACCTTCAGAATCCACTGTTGTATTAACAGTTACAGTAGTTACAGCTGAGCCATGTACAGTTTGTCCACTCCAAGTATTAAGAGCAGTAGTACCTGTTGTGGTTGCAACTGCTGATGCAGCACTATAACCTGAACCAGGTCTAACTACTCTAAGAAGAGTGCCAGATGTTACTGGTCTACCTGCTGTCGCTACTTGATTAGAAGTACCTGAGTTCTGAAGTCCAGCTACACCAGCTTCAATAGGTTTAAACGGATCTTGAGTTAGTGAATATAGGGATCCACCATTCCCATCAACACCATCTGATTTATAGAAAGCCATTATATAAGCCTCCTATCAAGCAGCAGCTTGAAGCTCAATGGCACAAGCAGGGTTGAGTGTACCAGCGCCCATAGCCATACGTCCTACAATCAAGTCACCCTGATACATAGTGCGTACATCGGAACCAGTTGTTTGTACTGAAGGTCCAATAGATTCAACTACACCAGCAGCATCACGCATGTAGATAAGTCCACATGAAGTCGTGAAGTCTCCGTTATAGTTATTATTCTCACCACTCACTTGCTCTACTACACCATTAGTTCCTGNACCAGTCAACATGAATGGCAGGTTATTGGAACGACGAATAGAGATNCCAGCGATTTCATACAGTCCTTCACCTGAGTTCAATGAACCCTGAGTAGAAGTACCGAAGTCACGGTTAAGAATATTACTATCAACTTGAGAGATCAGTGCATAGTACTGACGTGGGTTGAGTACAGCAGTGCGACCTTCGCGGGGCACGTTCTTCTCATCCAAGATTGATGCTGCTTCAAAGAATGCGTCTACAAGAGACTGTGCATTGTATTGGTTATTAGCACCAAGGCGGATAATAGAACCACCGGGCTCAGGACCAGGTGCTGCAGTGATTGGGCTAGCTTCCCTAGCAGCCAATGTAATTGTACGGAAGATCTTCTTATCATAACTCTCTGCAAGAGCATGACCAATCTTCTTAGCGATTTCTGATCGCAATGAATAGTGAGAGAGAGTCTCATCAAGATCGTAGATGAAGGCACTGGATACCAGCAGGTCATCCATCACGATGGTCTTCTCTGCCACTGGGGGATTACCATCACCAAGAATAGGAGTACCTGGAGTATGATAATCAGCAGTCATCCTACCTGAGTAGATGAACTGCATTGACTTACCATTAGTAAGTGTACGGTTTTGTACTGTACCCTTAGCGATAGTGGCACTCTCATAAGCTTTGAAGAGTTCACCGCTGAACAGTTTCAGGTACAGTGCATACTTTCCCGTAGCATTACCAGCATCATAAGTAGTACTTAGTGCTAGTTGGGGGTCCGAATTAATTGAACCAAGAGGAGTAGGTCTGGTATTATTAGTAGCAGTACCTACGGCTGGAGCTGTCATTTAGTTTTACTTTGTATAGTTTTACATTTATTTGTTCTTGCGTCCAAGAATGTCTATTCAATTTTTAATTAACCGATCGATTAACGGTATCCATTAATAAGCATCGTAACACTTATTACTTGGGCGCTAACCATAGAGAGCAAGGGTCCGACTCTGAGGTGTCCTTACTCTATTGAAACTATAGGTACAATGTCATTACATAAATGTTCAAATCTAGAACCAGGTCTAAAGGTAAACCCTTTCTTCTGGATCTCTGAACATTTCAATGCTCTGACTAATTCATAATCTAGTCTCATTTTTTCTTCTTGTCGTTTGGCAATTGATTTACAACGCTCAATAATGGAGCCATCAAGAGGAACCATAAAATTAATCTGAGCACCGAAATTATTACCATTTGTATTACCTTGGTTTTCATAAGGTCTTACATTATTACCCATATAAAATGGGGAGAATGTCATTGTACTACCATTACAAACAATACCTCCTCCCATCTGTTGACGGGAAGGAGCACCATTATTTTGGAATTGTACAGCTTGATTAGTTACATTACCAGTAGCTGCTGCAACTGGATTAGCAGTGTTGTTTACTTCTTCTTCAGCATAAGCTGGACTTATTGAGAGAAGACAGACAGCGAGGTAGTAGTAGAGTTTGTTGTAATAGTTCGATCTATTTCTGTTAGCTCTATGATTCCTGCTGGTCTTGCTACAGTCTCTAGTTGAAACTGATCTCCTGCTGTATGTATTGAGAACGTTGTGTTTGTTTCTCTGATTGCTGCGGAAGGGGTTACGTTTGTACCAGACCAACTGTTATAAACACCTCCATATTTTGTTGTATCTACTGTTTCAGTAATTGTTTGGGTGGTTGTAGTTGTAGCCTGCATACTTCCTTGGGTGAAATTAGGAGTTACAGTTTGAGCTTTTGCTGTTTGTATAAACAGGAGTGGAATTAAAATGCGTAAGATTTTCATTCTTTTTTCTCCTTAGGTTTGTTCTCTCCGTTTTGTGAACGGGATATCCCATAAGAAGCTAGTGTTCCACTAAGTAAACTAGCAATAAAAGTGGGGTCCATCTTTTGAAAGAACCCCATATAAGAAGAGGTTAGCATAGCTGCTGACCAAACCAATACTGCTAATTTAACTAACTCTTGAAACACACTATGTTTCTGGTCGTCCAAATTTCTTTTGTATCCTTGTTACTATTGTTTTGATTACAGGTTTCATAACAGTAACTACTCTTTTAAATACTGCTGTTGCTGTTAGAGTAGCAGCCACTGATACAGCAGCAGTACTACTAGCAGTTATTAGAATTGCATTACTAGGTAATGGTATATCTAAATCAACACCAGGTATAGAGAAGTTCCTCATGTCTGGAATCTTAGGTAAGGATGGTTTAGGTGGTGGGTTATCTTTAGCAGCATCTTCTTCTTCTGAAGTTATACCGGGTGGTGGTCTAAGATCAGAAGGTGGCACCGTTAAGGGCTTGTAAGAGGGGATGTCTGCTTTAGGTAGAGCAAGGGTAGGATTGGGTAGAACAAGAGCCTCAGGGAGCCTTATAGAAGGCAGTAGTGAGGGTTCTCCTAGTCTACTCATACTACAGCTTCTACACCCATTTGTGTGGTTCCAGTTTTGAAACCAACAACTCCGCCGTTATTTGTAGTTGCATTAGTACAACGCTCTAGTCTTTGAGTCATAGTACCTGAGTTAGGGTTATCACCATAACCAGTGGTAGCATGGAACCAAGCATCTCCTGTAGTACTTACTGCATAAATAGTTTTACTTAGACTAGTTCTATCTTTTGGATTGTAAGCAGCCATTGATTCTCCTTTTTAATTTTTTACTTGTTGTGTCACGTAGTAAGCGACACCACGGTAATGAAGCTTCCGTTGTCTCTCGACAATCTTCTGCTCTCTTACTCGTGCTTGCACTTCAACTGGTGTCATTTTAAACTCCTAGTTGCCATGATCCCGTTCCCTATCATGGTGTCATGCGTCCCTATTGGGATGAACGGACGTTTATTTTACTTACCCTTTTTAGGTGGGCGTCCTTTCTTTGTACCGTATGTTCCTTTACCCGATGGCATAAGTTTTCTCCGTTACTGTGGCTAAATCAAGAGGGAAGTTATGAGCATTACGCTCATGCATCACCTCAAAGCCGAGGTTCTGTCTATTCAATATATCTGCCCATGTATTAATAACATTCCCTTTGTCATCAATAACTGATTGATTGAAATTCAATCCATTTAGATTGAACGCCATAGCAGATACGCCAATACTAGTAAGCCAGATACATACAACGGGGAGAGCAGCGAGGAAGAAATGCAGAGACCTGCTATTATTAAAAGAAGCATACTGCCATAGTAGGCGACCGAAATAACCATGTGCTGCCACAATGTTGTAGGTCTCTTCTTCCTGTCCGAACTTGTATCCTTTGTTGTGGGATTCATTTTCTGTGGTCTCCCTTACGAGTGAACTGGTTACTAGTGAGCCGTGCATAGCTGAAGCTAAGGCACCGCCAAATATACCAACTACACCTAGCATGTGTAGAGGATTCATTAGAATGTTATGTTCAGCTTGGAACACAAACATGAAGTTAAAAGTTCCTGAGATACCAAGAGGCATACCATCGCTGAAACTTCCTTGTCCAATAGGGTATATCATAAACACTGCAAATGATGCAGCAACTGGAGCGGAGTAAGCTACAGCAATCCATGGTCTCATGCCAAGTCTGTACGATAGCTCCCACTCTCTTCCCATATAACATACAATGCCAATCAGGAAGTGGAATACAATGAGTTGATAAGGACCACCATTATATAACCATTCATCTAGAGACGCCGCCTCCCAAATGGCATACAAGTGGAGTCCAATAGCATTAGAAGAAGGCACAATAGCACCAGATATGATATTGTTACCATAAAGTAAGGCTCCTGATACGGGTTCTCTGATACCATCAATGTCTACAGGTGGTGCAGCAATGAAGGCAATAATAAAACATGTTGTAGCAGTGAGAAGGCAAGGAACCATCAAGGTTCCAAACCATCCCACGTATAGTCTGTTCTCTGTACTAGTTACCCAGTCACAGAAGTTGTCCCAGTTTGTTACTGGAGTCAGTGTAGCTGTTGCCATGGATAAAAAACAATCCGTAGTTCGCTGATGGTGAGAGCTGTTGCACGATTTTCATGCAAGCAATCAGAAGGTATACTTAAGACCAGCTTTGATGTTAGTATTCAGATCACTGAAGTCATACTCATTAGTAGTGACAGCAGCAACTTCACCATAGGCTGAAAGCCTTTCAGTCAAAGCAGTTGTAAGACCAACCTTACCAGAGACTTCACCTGTTGCACCATCTTTAAAGGTGACAGCAGGACCAGCCTGAATATACCAATTAGAATCCCAACCAAGTGAGTTCTCATAACCAACATGAGTCTCAAGAAGACTTGACTGATAGTCATGACCAGCAAAGCCAGTGTTAGATTCAATGTTTACATAAGGACCAGCAAGTACTGGAGTTCCAAGAGCTACCAAAGAGATAGCAGTGATAATAGTTTTCATAATAAATAATAAGTGAGTGAAGGCATTACTTATTGGCTGCTAACGCCTCCTTCCTAGCAGCCAATTATTTAAAAAGCTATATTAGATACAGCTAGTTTATCAGCTACGTCTTGTCTGTAAGCTGGATCTTTATCATATCTAGGATCTTCCATAGCTCTTACTAGTTCAGCTTGACTCCTAAATATTTCTATCTTATCAGGTGTTGGATTACCACCATGTACCATCTCCCCTTCAAATCCTACTGCATCTTTATATTTAGATGCAAGCATTTGTGAGGCAAAGTAAGCAGCTGGTCCATCACCTAGTCCGATCACATGATCAAACAATTGTCTATCCTTATCAGATAGATTAGTCTGTGCCCATGTAGTCATCTCTTTATATGCTTCCTTACCTCCCACTGATTCTTGAATAGCATCAATATCTACTTGCTTCAATGTATTACTATCAACTTGATTAGCTCTATAATCAAGGAAGGCTTGAGCTACATCAACTGGATCCATCTTCTGGAGTTGTTCTACTGTAGCATCAGCATAACCATTGTCATTCTGTGATTGCTTCCATAGATCTTCAAAGAAATCTTCTGATACTTCTACGGTTTCTTCTTCTACAGGTTCTGGTTCTGATTCTACTTCTGCTTCAGGTGTACTCTCCTCTTGAGGTTCACCTAGTTTCTTTTGTAGTTCAATGTATGCTTTCTCTAGATCTTCTGCATTCTTATATTTACCAGCAAGCATTTGTTCTTCTGCTGCCTGCAGTTTCTCTCCTACCTTTAGTGAATCCTTCTCATCTTCAGTGAGTTCACCTTCGATATGTTCTGTTGGATTAAGTGTCAGTTGTGCCATCTGCTGTCCTCACTTCAAGGTTACCTAGTCCTACAGTTGTAACATATGATGTCTTCCTTCCAAGTGTAGGTACTCCAATCTTTTGCTTAGGAGCATATTGATTTTTAATTTCTTCTTTCTGTTCTTCAGTTACAGCTGGTCCAATGTTACCTGGTGCTGCTGCTGCTGGTTCAACAGGAGTATTAGCTTTAGCCTTAGGACGTTTCTTACCTCCCATACCTGTAGCCATACCAGCTGTCATACTAGCATTCTTCTTAGTTGAATTGTCTTTTCTAGTTGTCATAATTATTGTGGTGGTGGTCCTCCCTGACCAGCAGCATCTGCACCAACCTTAGCTAGTTGTGCTGCTTGTCCAGTGATTTGTTCTTGCTGTGCTGCCTGCTGTGCTTTCTGTTGTTCACCTTGCATCTCTTGTTCAGTCTTAACAAGGTTCAAAGTATCAATACCTTCAGCAGCTGCCAATCGTTTAATAACCTCAAGAGGTTTTACATATTCTTGAATAGCTTCTGGTCCCATTGTTTGTGCAATGGTTGTCATGTAATTAGTAAGTGCATCTCGATCTTGCCCTCTACCAATAGCACCTAGTCCAGCTACAACTGTAGGTTTCACTAGTTCTTTTGGTATCTTAGGTATATCTCCTGCTTTAGTAAGAGTAGATAGTTTCCTAGCAAGATAAGGAACAAGGAAGTCAACAGTAAGTAGACTAAATAATCCACCTAGTTGTTGCTCTAGTTCTTGTTGAGTCATTCGTACTTCTTCTGCAGTTGTACGTTCTGATTGTCTTACATTAAGTTCAAGGAAAGCTTCAGCAATTCTCTTCTCTAATCCTTCGATCATTGTTTGAGCAGTACTGAAGTCTGCTGTCTTACCTACTTGTACTACACCGATATCATCGGGTCTACCTTGAACGATTGCTCCGTTACCAGCAGCCGATAGAGTCTGTGCTTTAGTTGTACTTGAGGGTGATACTACAAAGATTACTTTAGCAGCTGCTGCAGAGCCTTCTACGATAGCCTGAGTGAGTGCTTCAAGTGACCTTAGATCACCCATGTACTCTTCTACTCTTCCTCTACCATATGGTTCCCCATCAACTGTATTAAATCTAAGTGCAATCCAAGGGTTAGTTTCTAATGGTGCTTTACCTTCAGTCTTAGGCAGCTTCTTACCATTTACTTCCTGATGCCAGTTAAAGTACTTACCATTACGTTTAGCAATAGTATATAACTCTACCATATCATTAGGATAAGACCCCTGCCCGTCATTACNAACAGCATTAGGAGCTAACCCTAGTTTCTTAGGTGCTATCTCTTTAGGTAATGTGATACCTAGCTGTTCTTCTAATACNTATCGATTGATCCTTTCTCTTGTTACAATTTCAATAACATTACCTAGACCATCTCGATCACATACATATCTATTCAATGGATAAAGTTTTAGTTTATCTTTGCCCATAAATATCAATACATTACCTGCTACTACTAGATGTTTAAGAGCTTGGTGTACTACCACTCTATCATCACTAGCAGCAATCATCTGATTAATTGTTCTCTCAATCTTTGAGAATGATTGATCAACTTCAGACTTCATCTGTGGATTAAAACCATCTACCTTATCTAACTTCATCTCATCTAGTTGAAGTTTAAAGAAGCTGGTTTGTACTGGCATCAAAGCAAGCATCAATTTAGATGCCAATACATTAACACCCTTAGCTCCTGCTGATTGCCATGGTTCCCTTAGCTGTCCTCTTGTAGAGATATCAGCTTCACCATCCATCTTAATAATCCAAGGAAGAGTGAGTGCTGCTGCTTTCCTTGCAATCCATAGGTATTGATCTCTCCATGATCTTAGGAAATCATATCTACCTTGTGCTGTTTCATTCCTCTTCATCACTCTTCCTCTTCATCCTCAAATTGTGCATAGAATTCATTACGTGCTGCTATTGTTTCTTGTCTTGTTTTATACCTACTCTTTCCTAGGTAATCATAGTCAGCCATGTTTGTATACTTAGCATCAGGTTGTTGTTGATCATTATAGTTTTTAACTGTACCATCAGGATGATGTGAGTAATGTCTATTACCAGCAATCGTAGTTAGTATATCTGATTGACCTGATTCATTGAACCACTTCTGTTCTTTATCTAGAACTGTAGACCAATCTTTACCACTAGTATCTTTATCAGCTAATGCTTGTAGTCTATCTTGTTCAGCTTCAAATTGCTTCTCACTCATCTTATAATCATAACCACCAGTGGTGTCCCACCAGTTTAATATATCATTACGTTCTTGATCAGTACCGTCCCATTTATCTCTACCTAATTTACGATCTATAACTAAACTTCTTGCTGCTCTCATCTTTTCAGGATCAGTACCAAGGATACTAAGTGGTTTACCTTTAGCATGTTGTAGGTTAGCAGAAGATGAACGATAAGTATCATAACTCATACGATTAAAGATACCATTACCTTTCTTATCTCCATCATCTCCATCACCTGGATTAGTAGGATCTAGTTCAGGTTCAGTGCCTGTAGTTGGTGGGTTAGGATCTGGTGATTGTTCATAGTCTGGTTGCTTATCATATTTATATGTACTATCACCTTTATAATCTACATTAGGAGTACCTGAAATTCCATCAGGATAGTCACTCTTAAACTGACCAGGATCATACAAATGATTATCAAATTGAGAGAATATATCTTTCATTCTATCTTCTAAAGTACCACCATCTCCAGATACAGTGTTAGGATTCCACCCCTTCTCTCCTGTATCTACATTATAATCATGGATATATTGAGCTACCTTATTCTTAGTCTTGATTGGTAGATCTTTATAAGCAATCAACATTGAGTCTTTCAACTTCTGATCTTGCTTCATGTATCTACTATCAGCCCAATCCTTCTCACTGTTCTGCCATCCCTCACCAATAGGTCTTTCAGATGCCTTAGCTTCAATCCAATTGTGAGTGTACTGTTCCATTACTGCATCAAGATTAATCCTAGTAGGTAAGTTTTCAATCTGTGTTTGATCTGCATTACTCCATTCAAACCCAAACTTATCACCGATACCTGTATCCTTCGGTGCATCTAATTGACCACTAACTAATTGACCAGTGTCATAACCTTTCAAAGAAGTGATGTACTTCATCGAATCAAACTTAGGTAGATGTGATTCATCTTGTGCTTTGTTCCAGCTCTTCACTGATTCAACTAAGGTATCATAACCAAATGTACCATGCTCATCCCTAATAGATTTAGATGTCCTAACCTTAGGAGCACCACCTATTTCATCAAACCTAGCATCAAATTCACTACCTAAATCTGGATTCTCTATCTCTGCTGTAGTCTTTGCTGCTTTATCAGCCCAGTAAGCTAGTCTATCTTCCATACCAGGTGCTACTTGTGGAGTCCATTCACCATTACCAATCTGTGATTCATAGTACTCTGCTCTATCTTCTATTTCAGAATCATAATCACTAGATCCATAGCCATCCCCACTATTCTGCATAGCAGCTAGGTCTCCAAACCCCATTTGATTACGAATCCAATTAGTCATCTTAACTATGTCGTCTGCTTCATTGAAGTTAACTCCGATAGCTTCAGATGCCATTTGAAAGAGAGGATCACTCCTGTAATGCTCATAATCTATCTCACCTCTACCAATGGTCCTACCTCTACCTGCTATAGATAAGGATTGACCTGGTAGTCTTGCAAAACTAACCCCATCTCCATACCTCATCTCATCATACATACTCATTTAATTAACTCTCCATTTTATTTATTAGCCACTCCACTACTGATCGTTGACCTGATCTATACATAATAGATTCAATCGAATCATTAGGAGAAGGGTTGATCACTGGGAATGTTTCATCTAGTTGTTGTACCATTGATTTATGTTGCATCCCCATTGTCTCTAACATGGAGAGTGATGTACTTGTCATGAATACTGTGGGAGGTTTACGTTACTGTGTTCAAAGAACGCAGGCATCCTTGCTTTCTTAGTATCAGAAAGTCCATTGGTCTTTCCTTTATACATAAGATTATCGCTCTGATCCTGCCAAAATTTTTTACTTAAATATTTATCGCCAGTATATTTACCTAGTGGTTCATATATCCAAGCTACTGTAGCCTTTCTAAGCTTGTCCAAACTAGGAGAGATATCCAAGTTAAGTTCAGCACAGAGTAGGCTATTAGTCGCCACATGTATCTGCTCATCCCTTGAGATGTCTGCTGAAATTGTTCGTAGTCCTGCATCACCATTAAATCTCATGAAAGGTAATAGGGTGAAGAAGATTCCTCGTTCAGCCACCAATGCCTTGCAGATTGTGTGGTCTGGGTGAGCTTCCCAAGCGTCTCGAAGTCTGAGAGCTTCTTCTTCTGATTGTTGGTCTGTGCCAATTGCTTTAGCTGCATATCCCAAAGCGATGTCGTGGTTCTCTTCATCTTTTATGTTTGATAGTAGAAGCTCCTGAGCATATTCAGGTACTTCTTTTAAAGCATCTTTAATCCATTCTCCTACAGGCAATTCCATATGCCTAATAGCTAAAGCACGGAAGATTGTTTCTTCCGCACCTTCTTTAAGTTGACCTGCTGTTGTTTGGACTGGTGTCCACTTTCTTTTTCTGTTGTATAGTTTCTGATAAGGCGTCTGTCTCATTCTTGGCAATCACATGAAGGTTCATTTAGTATATTTTCCAAGTAATCCATGACTTCATCAGCATCCAAAGCAGCATATGTGCTGGACTTATCTTGAACATCACCCATTACTTGAAGCGAGTAATACATACTCGTCTGTGGGCTTTCCAACCAATCCTGAATGAAGTCCTCATCATAGGTAACCACGTCTGACCAGGTGTTAAATGAATAACCATGAAACAACCCGGTATTTTCTAGCATTCTAACTATTTCATTTGCTACTGTTTGGTAAACATCAAAGCCTACCTTACTAGCAATTTCTACATCACCATATTCATAAGTCTTGACTCCAAATGTATCAGAGTCACGGTCAATAGACCTAGCAATTGGTGGTGCTATCTCTGGTGTACAAGTGTTACCTTCACGATCAACGCTACGATAGCTACAGGAGGCTGTAGGAGCGATGGCAAAGGCACGTTGCATGTAATGTGACCTAGCTACTGCTGCCGCACGTTCTANGCCCATATGGAGAGCTTGTACGATCTTCATAGCCATCTCAAANCTTGCAGGATGGTTATTAGAAATCTCTACACCATTATTAAATACAAACAATGCTTCTCCAAACTCTGCATAACTAACACCTTCTAACTTAAGAAGGTTAGCTAGTCCAAGCATCCCTAGTCCTACTTGCTTGTCGATAGTAGGAGGAAGGTACTCACTGTGCTCTTGTACTCCTGTCTTAGCATGGAGATCACATAGTTCTCTCATCCCTGCAACAAAAGCTTCGGGGATTTCATTGACAGTACATGCTCCAAGGTTAACATGTTGTAATAAACAAGTACCTCTACTAGGTAAATATACCTCAAGACACACATTACCTAGGATTCTACTGCCATTCTTATCCCATTTCATCTTGTTCAACCAAACATCACCACGTTGAATGCCTGCAATGATGTCTTCTTTAGTGTCTTGATTAGATTTATCCCACAATTCTTGTGTTAGATTAACACATTTCTTTACCCAAGGTAGTTGTGCTCGTGTTGTATTGACAAACATCCTGATATCTTGATGATCAATATCCATATGCAAAGTCACAGCACCATTACGATAGGTGCCGCCTCTCCTCAATTCTTGGTTGAGTAGGTTGTAGAACTTAGCAAAGGATAACGGACCACTTGCGACAAGACCTTTACCGTTCTCATTTCCTGCTGGTCTAAGGTTACTAAGATGTACTGCACACCCTGCACCATACCTGAGAGCATGGCTGACAAACCTCCAGCTATCTTCAATACCATCGTGTCCTTCCATACAATCAGAAACTGAGTAGACAGTACAACTTACAGGCAGTCTACCATCAGGGTTATCTATCCAATTTTGTACTCTACCTGTCCTAGAGATCTTGTCAGTTGTGTTCATATTAAATCATGCAATGTTGGTGGTTTATAGTTTGGTCCTTTTAAGACCTTGCCATCAGCTCTATAGACAGGCTTCCCGTCTTCTCCAAGCTTTGACATGTTGGATTCATGTACCCTCTCAAGAGCAGTGCCAAGATCCCAACGAAGATTAGCAGCGTACTGAAAGCAGACATACACAAGATCTGCCAATTCCTTGATAGTATCCACACGATCAAGTCGATAGTGGGCTTCAATGAATTCAGAGTATTCTTCATCGATCAAAACTTTCTGATGTTCCCGTCTCTGCATAGTATCTATTAGGGTATATGCATCCCTGAATTCTTTCGCCTGTTGTGATGGAGTTTTCAAGTTCGTTCTCTAAATAGTGGATTGCTTTCTGTAAGTCCTCTGCCTTACTTCCCTTGTGCCCTGCTCTACAAATGTATTTAAGAGCACAACCAAGGTGATAGTTTAAATTCTGATCCCTTACAAAGTCCCAGACTTCGATAGATCCTCTGTTGTAATAGGCTGGGTTGGTTGCCATTCTCTTAGTAATTGGGTGATGTTATTGGATAAAACAAAGTTCATCCTTTGTAATGATAATGCTACAAATATAATCTCTTCCTTACTTACCTTCTCTAATGCATCAGTGATCTGTTTCATCTTGAACTCTTGCTCAAGTGATAGATCAATCTTAGGCATTGGTGGGAGTCCACGGGATAGGTTCGTCATTGTAATCTTCCTTTGTTAGTATACGTGCGAGTCTAGCATTTAACAATGCATCCTCTTCAGTTAAATCTTTAGAAAGGAAGGCATCTGCAACAACATTCCATGTATACCCTTCCTTCTCAAATAGTTTTGTAGCAGTCTTTACACCATAGCCAGGACATCCTGAATAACCATCAGTCTGATCACCTGCTAGTGTCTGTATTAGATGCCACCTTCTACCTGCTTCCTCAGTGATCATAACGGTCTCGTTCATGTCAAAGAGTCTACCAGGTATTTGTCTCATGTCTTTGTCAGGACTACATATAATGTTACCAGGATTAGTAGTGGCATAAATTCCAAGAGCATCATCAGCCTCAAGTGTGGGTAGTGTAATAACTTCATACTCTTCCTTAAGAGCATTAATCACCCTACGATATCCGCANGGCTTCTTTCTATTTCTATGTCCCTTATAATCTGGATATATTTTTTTTCTAAAATTTTCAGAGTCACTGAAAAATAAAATTAATTTTGGTTGGTCCCATAGGAACCTGTCAATAATCTGCTTAAGTTCGCGCTGAACGGATGAATAGGCTTCGCTGAATCTGCTAGCGACAACGATAACATCATTGCCAAAATCAAGATCATACTCGCAGGCGCTACAACTTTTATAAACGATATAGTCGGCATCAATTAATAATTTCATTAGGTTTAGTGGGTGTCTGCCCATGTGTCTCCTCGTACAGCTTCCGCTGCAATTGGACATCTGAGTTTGTAATATTCACCAGCTTCTGCTGCTGAGTATACCAAGGATGCACATAGGTCTGATTCGTGTTCTCTTTTGGTTTCATATTGAAGTTCATCATGAATAAAGGCTAATTGAT